GTATAAATCATTAGCAGTAACAGAATATTCATTTGATGTATCTGATCCACTTGTATCAGTATTGGCAATAGTTGTTTTTATTCCTGTTGCTGTTGTTATTTTATATATTTCAAATTCATAACTTGTCCCAGCACCAGGGGAATCGTTTAATTCAACTCTAAGATTTCTTAATGTACCTGATACCGGAAATAATATAGATCTCCAAGTTGAACTCGTTGACCATGCGGTAGACGATGATTGTCTACCACTTAAACTATTATATTCTATATTTGTGTCATCTAAATCGTCGTTATTACCACCTATAAATACTTGTTTCATGTTATCCTAATTTATTATTTAAAGATAATTCACCCATTATACCACTTTTTACTTTATTTATTAAATCTTCACCTGATACATCACCATTAATTGTTATATTTACTCCTCCAATAGGTTGTATAGCTGCTTCTTGTGTTCCTCCTGCTATTCCACTAAAAGCAGATAATTTTCCTTGTTGAGAAGCTGTAATTGCTTTTGCTAAATTATTATATGCTTTTATTTGTCTATTTATACTTTCAATAGTCTGGATTTCTTTTTGTGCTAAAAATTTACTTGTGGTATCTAATGCAAATTTTTGTAATTCAATTAATTTTTTTTGTTTCTTTTGTTCTAATAAAAGTTCTTGATTAATTTTTTGAAATCTTATTTGAAATTCTGTATTTAATAATGTTCGTTTTTTATTTAAATCTTCGACTGCCCTTGCAATATCAGATAAACTATTTCTTCTTCTTACTTCTTCAACTTGATTTTCATGTGCAATAGCAATTGATGAAAATTTATCTAATTCTGATTTTTCAAATTCTAATTTATCTTTTAAACTTTCTCTTGTAACAAAATCAGTTTCTTTATTTATTTGTTTTTGTAAATCTGCGACTTTTTCTTCTTGTTTTACAAATTCTTCAGCAAATTCCTTATTAACTTCTAAATTTTCCTTTACATTTCCAGTAAGTGCTTGCTCTAATTCTTGATTTAAACTTCTTATTTTTTCACTAACTTTGCTTATGGCATTAGCACTTTTTGTGGTAGTATCTAATATTTTATCATTTAATTTTCCAAAAGCATCTTCTAATTTTTTAGTATCCTTACTTGCCTTGTCCGTTCCACTACTAATACTATTCCCTGTATCTAATGCTTTATTTTTTAATTTATCGTAAGCTCCTTGAACCTTTATTAATGATTCTGCATTCACTTGTCCGGTATTTACAAATTTATCTTTGAGTAATCCAATATCTTGACCAACATTATCTACCAATAATGAAATACCTTTTAATGCATCTTCTGTTTGTTCAACATCAAATTTAAATTTAATTCCTTCCCCTTCAAAAAATGGAATTTTTTTAATTAATTTATTTATATTATTAATCATCCAATTCCCAAATTTTTTAAATCCTTTACTTATATTTAAAAATGTTCCAGAAAAAAATATAATTATACTTTTACCCATTATTTTTAATGCTAATCCAATTTGTTTTACCATATCAATCATTCTATTACCTAAATCAATTGCTGCTACCATCGCTGCATTTAAAAATGGTAAAAATGCACTACCAATAGTCGCCCCCGCTGCCCTTAAATTATTTTTAAATATTTGTATTTGAGATTGAGTTGTTGCAAATTTTTTCTGAGCTTCTTCGTTTAATGCATTATTTTCTATAAATGCTTTATTTGCTCGATTTAGTGTTTGTTCAACTAAATCTCCAGCGTTTGCTAATGATAAAAATGACCTAATTAATCTTTGATCTTGTAACCCTAATAATTCTAATGTATTAATCGCATTATCACCTTGAGTACCTAATCCTTGTACAAAATCTGAAAAAGCAACGGCAGCATCATTTTTCCATGCATCTTTAAATTCCTGAGCGGATACACCAGCTGTTCTAGCAAAATTAACTAGATCCTTACTATTTGTCGCGACTGCTTTTTGCATTGAAATCAATACTTTTTGCACTGCTGTTCCACCTGCTTCCGCCTGAACACCGACTGAACTAAATGCTGTCCCAAGAGCAAAAACCGATTCTTGTGAAAAACCAGCTATCTTTGCGGCTCCGGCTATGCGTAAACTAAAATTTACTATTTCTTGCTCGGTTGTTGCAAAATTATTACCCAAATCAACTATAACAGAACCCAATCTATCAACATCAGTAAGAGATGTCTGCATTATATTTACAAATCTGGCTATTGATGTTGCCGCTTCTTCTGTTGATAGATTTGTAGTCACACCCAATTTAGATATCACTTCTGTAAAATGTTCCATTTGATGAATCGGTACACCTAATTGACCAGCTAATTCACCTATTCTTGAAAATTCTTCAAATGAAACTGGAATTTTTTTAGATAAACTTATAAATTGTTTTTCTAATATTTGTAATTGTTCTTCTGTACCATCTACTGTTTTTCTCACACCCGCAAAAGCATCTTCAAAAGAAATAGCCGCACCTATTGTACCACTAATTGCCATTTTTATTCCTTGAAATCCTAAAAAAATACCAGTAGCTTGTTTTATTAAAGTACCAAAAGATCCACTAAGATTATTAGATTTTGTTATTGCGGTATCTGTATGTACACTAAGATTTTTTAATGAATTATTAGTATTATTTAATTCTTTTGTCGCATTGTTTTTTGCATTGATGACAATGCTGAGATTTTTATCTGCCATGTTTCATTTTTAATTTTCTATTTTCCTTTTCTATTTCTTTATTTTCCATAGAAATAATATTTAAGAAAATATCTAAAATATAATCATCTTCTTTCTCTAATTGAGATGGTAAACAATTAAATTTTTTACATAGAATATAATCTATATATTCATCAGGTACATTTTTAATATTAGACGCCCCACCAATTATTTTTATGAGATCATCTTTTAAACGTTTGGGACCGTTCTATTTGTGATTTTATTAATTTCATCAATAATTAAATCAACATCAATACTATTCATTTCATCAAATGTTTCGATTGTAATTTCTTGTTCTACTCCATCAATTTCAATTTTCTCTACCATTCCAAGCATTGCGGCATCATTAGCATTATCCATCGATTCCATATTAAATCCTTCAATACTTGTATCAGTACCAGCTCCTTTCATTTCTACATTTTCATATAATGCTTTATTAATTTGTTTTTTTAGTTTTCTTGAACAAAAATCTTTTAAAATAATTGTTCCATTTGAAATCTTAATTTCTTTAGACATATTTTTTATATTAATTTTATAAAATAAATTATTTAACACATCACTATTACTTTATCTAATATGAAGTAACTTCATTAATTACATAACAATCATTTATTACATTACCATTTCCACCTAAGTCATATAATGCATTAAATGTGATTGTTTGTTTAACAATGTCATCCAAAGAATAATCAACATCCCATGCTTCAAAATCAACTTTACTTAAATCAATTCTAAATGATGGATTTGATGTTGCTCCTATTGTTGTATCACCATTTACTAAATCAAATCTAAGAGCTTTGTAATCCCCATTCATCATATAATCTCTATATGTCATATCATCAAATGAAATTTCCAATTCTCCTGTAATTTCAAACATTTTATTATTAATATCAGATGGTTGAACTGTACCAACAACATTATAAAGTTCTGTATTTTTTACGATATTTATAGAGGCTCTTGAAATAGTTAATGCTGTTGCTGCATCTAAATTTGCAGTTGCAGCACCGACTTTAACAGATAATTGTCTTCCAAGAAATTTATTATTTGCAACATAAGCTGCAGTTGATGAACTATCCGCACTATTTTTCGCTTTAAATCCTACGGTATAAGTTACTAATTCTTCAGGATTAAATTCCATTGAAAGACTATCTAACATAGATAGCTCAAAAATGTTATCTCCGATTGGATCGGTTGTATGAATAGATAAACTATCATGCGATGAATCATTTTGTAGTGTATAGGTATGTTTGTAGGCTGTAGTTTCTTCATTTGCAGAACTTACAGTTCCCAAAGTAGCAAGCATGATTAATCCAAATGATTTATCATCCATTTCTACTTCAATTTCTCCTTCTGCAAATTTTCTTGCAACTAATGCTTGATCGCCACCCCATATCCCACCTGTACTAGCAATACTTCTTGCTTTTGTCGCCTGGTCGAAGAAACTGAAACTTGTTGAACCTAACCAAAATTCTGGTGCAACACCAGTTCCTCTAGTTGTTTCTTTTCCAATTCCTACCGCTAAACGACGGCCAATAAATTTAGGCATATTTTTTTTTCTTATTTTTTAATTATATTAAACGACTTTTATGATATAGCATTTAAGTCGACTGATACTCTACATGTTAAATTAATTTCACAAACTCTATATTCATCTTCAGCTCCAGAATATCCCCAGGATGATGGAGCTGCAAAAACATTTATAAATGTATATCCTGTTGGTGTTTCCATTCCTGTCAATGTATAATCTTTGTCAAAATCATCAAGTACTGTACTTACTAAACTTCTCATAACTTCTTCTGCGGTATCTTCTGATCTCGGCTGTGTTCTTTTTACAAATAACATTACTTTAAAAGCATATATTCTTTCATT